TTTATCTATAACAACATTTAAAATTGCAAAGAAGTCACCTTAATTGGTGACTTCTTTGATATATACATTATGATAAAAGGAGTAGGACCAAATATAGGCGGTAAATATAAGCAGAATTTTTTCGTGCCAAAGAACCCACATAAGTACATGGGCGACAACACCAGGATCATATCGCGGTCCAGTTGGGAAACCCGATTCTGCACGTGGTGTGATTTGCATCCGAACATCATTAAGTGGAATTCGGAAGGCGTAATGGTGCCTTACATTTCGCCATTAGATAATAAACCACATAGGTATTATGTGGATTTTTGGGTGCTAATAGAGCGTGATGGCGAGAAGCGACAGTATCTCATAGAGGTAAAGCCGAAAGCTCAAACATTGCCGCCAGGAAAGGTACTAATGTCAAAAGTAAACGAGGGCAATGCTACGGCTGCTCAGTTAAAACGATACAATAGGGAATTACGCGTGTATATTGTCAACCGGTCAAAATTCATAGCGGCCACAAAATACGCAAATGCTAGGGGAATGGAGTTCCAGGTTTGTACTGAAAATTTCTTATTCTGACATATATGGGAACATCTTCCTCTAATTGCATATAAATAGGAATGGCAGAAGAATCATTTGATAAGCAGTGGTCTAAATTTCTGAAGGAGCAGGGCTCTTTTGAGAAGGCTGGCAAGTATTCGTACACGTTATGGAAGGATAAGTATCAGGGCGGCGGCAGTAAGAAGTATGGCAAGCCACAGGAGATATTCACCGAGAAGGTGCTTATACCTGGAAAAATATACACGTGTCTGTACGCAGGCATGGATGAGCTCAAGTCCGGATCGCAGTTCATAGATCACTGGCCGGTGTTATTTTCGATGGGACAGATAGTAAACAATGACCAAGTGTATGAGACATGCATAGATTTCAATCTAATACCGCCAAAGGTTAGACCTTTCGTCATCGAGAAGTTGCACAAATATTTTATTTCTGTCATAGATAATAATGCGTCGCAGATATTGATAGGCAAGAAGGGCAAGAAGAGCGTGAACATAAATTTCAAATTGGCACAGGCCATACTAGCAGGCACCGGATTTGAACGTGCATATATCACGTTGCACAGAGACAAGATGGGCAAGATTAAGGTGTATGATTATGCGGACTGGGTATCAGTAGTGCCGCTGTATACCGGTGGAATAAGAGGTAAGGGTGTAAACAAAATATATCAGGACTATGTAAAGAACATGGGACAGATGCCAAAAGAGAAAGAAGCTTTCATTAACAAATTGAAAAAATAATATTATGGGTAAACTTTTTGAGTCTGGATTTTTAGATAGATTGAGCAATAACGCGTTATTTAATTCGATACAGACGAAGGTGCGAGAGATCGCAAACCTGGGTATGCGTTATGATGATATGGTCGTGAAAAACTCACAGGCGGTAGGTGCCACAGAGGGGCAGTTCTTAAAGCAGGGAATAATGGGCGATGACGCGCTTATGTATACACTGGCCATGGCCGACATCGGACCTAAGAAATACATTGCGCACTTTGACAAGGATTATCAGTCAAGACGGGAGTTCCTCAGGAAGTTCTCTTTAAATGGTGAGATACAATGGTGTTTAGATACTATCGCCGATGAAGCTATCATACAAGATGAGAAACAATTTTTTTGCTATCCTTCAACGATGTCTGTAGATGTCGAGGACGAAGTCAAGGAAAAGTTTGAGGAAAACTTCAACAAGCTATATAATTTCTTTCATTTCAATGACGACATCACGGCATGGCAGTACTTTTACCAACTGTTGGTGGACGGATTCTTGGCGTTTGAAATTATCTATGACGATAAGGCCGAGAACATAATAGGCTTCAAGGAATTAGACGCTATCAACCTCAGACCGTCTGTTGAAAAACAGACTGACGGCACGTTCAAGAATGTCTGGTACCAAAACGAGGCGGACGTTAACTTGAGAAAGGTGCTGTACGACTCTCAGATAATATACATTGCCTACGCTAAGGGCAATGCGCTTACCAGAGTTAGCTACGTAGAGCGTTTGATCAGATCGTTCAACCTATTAAGGATTATGGAGCACACCAGGGTAATATGGTCCATCATGAACGCATCGTTCAGAATGAAAATGGTGGTTCCTATCGGATCCAAGTCGCCACAGAAGGCGAAGGAGTCTTTAGGACAGTTGATGTCTATATACAAGGAGGACATCCGATTAGACTACGACTCTGGTGAGTTGTTCGTAAATGGTAGGCCGAACATCCCGTTCTATAAAAACTACATGTTTCCTAACAAGAACGGTGAGCAGACCGACATATCGGTAATGGGTAATGAAGGACCGGACCTAGGCGATACGACACAGCTAGACTACTTTTACAACAAGCTGAAGATAGATTCAAAAATACCGTTCGCCAGGTTTGACCGTGGCGCTGGAGGTGGACAGTTTGTTATGGGTGCAGATGGTGCAGACAGAGAGGAGATAAGGTTTGGTAAATTCATAAACAGGTTGAGATCTATATTTCAAGAGATCATCATAAAACCGTTATACCTGCAGATGATACTCGACTATCCAGAATTGGAAGACGACGTGGAGTTCAAGAGCGCTGTTGGTATCAGGTTCAACAAGGACAACATCTTTGAGAGACAGAAAGAAATGGAGGTCATGCAAAAAACTGTAGAGTTCATCGGTTCGATGTCAGAGATAAAGGTGAACAGGAACGGAGAGGAAGCATCATATTTCCACCCAAAATTCCTGATTGAGCGATACATGCCGATGTCTATATCAGACAAGGAACTCAACGATCAGTACTGGGAAGAAGACACAGCAAGTGCAGCGTTACCAGGTGAAGGCGGTGAAGGCGGTGAGACAGGAGCAGAAAAAGGCGGAGTACCACCGGAAGGCGAAGAAGGCGGCGCGGCGCCGGAAGAAGAAAGTGGAGCAGGCGCATTTAACCTATAAAAACAACGAAACCTTTGATTACTGGAGCGTATAATATTTATACGCCCTTTTTTATTTAATCATTATGGAAGATCAAGCTGTTAGTCAATCTAGCGCTACGTACGAAGATGCTGTGGCCGAATTAGTAATGTTGAGTCAGCAATTGCCGGTAGGGAGCTATTGGAAGGATGACAGATACATGTATAAGATAAACTTAATAAAACTTAGCGGCATTGCACTTGCAGAGTGTACTAGAATAACCATAGTTAGACCAGACGATGTTGAGTACAGTTATCACATAAATAATAAAATATTACTATTCGTTAGCAACATTCCGACTCTTATGAAATCCGATTACGATGAGTATGCTGACGCTGAGCAGGCAGTAAGGAACATATACATCGCGAAGAACACTGAAATGTTTCAGAAACAATGCCTGTTAAAAACACCAACCGATGTACCATTCACAAGTTTCGAAGTATTACACGACGAGATAATCGAGCTACGTGGAAACCAACACTTTCTATACGAACCTACAGTTAATTGCATTAGAGTGATGCGTATCAACATGGACACATACAATGGGTCGGATACACTGCACGATGAGTGGCACTTCTTCATGGAATATGAAGGTGATAACATACACGTGCTGTCTATTTCGCCAACCGTCAACACGTCACCGAAGGAACGAACACAGAATACGTTTGGCGAGATCGTCAACAGACACAATATATTTCCAATAACAGAATACCAGTTTACAGAGCTGGTGAAATTCATAGAGAACAACCCAACAAAAAACGCATAATATGATGATAATGATAGTGCGCACCAGCGACAACATAAAAAGTAACGGTTACAGTAGTTATGCGTTCACCAAAAACGGTAACATAATAGCGGCTATCAAGGACGGTGTGCTGGTCGAGTTACAGGAGTACAAAGACCAGTTTGAATTAGTTGCCGAAGGAAACCTGCATCCCGTATCGTACAACCCAGACATACACTACTTCTTCATGGATCAAACGAAAGATATACAAGACCAACTCAGAAAAAAAATAAGATGATGGAAAACACAAGACTTACCACTGTTTCGGCAAATGTTAGTAGTGCCATAAGCATACATGACAGCAACCACACGGAAGTGCTGCGCATAGAGACGGACGGACGAATATTTTGGCGGCCGCAGGGTTCTACTGAGCTGACACAAATTACAATGGACAAGGATCTAGCGATAGCATTCTCGCTATGTGTCGAGATGCTATCCGGAGGATCGCCGTACAAGTCGTTGATGGAGACGGTACGGGCCAATGCCGTAAAGGACAAGGCAGATGTCATAGGCAACGCCGTAGCTGACTACTTGGTTGACATCAAACTGGCGACGACAGAACACAGGGACATTCATGTCAAAAATGTAAAAATCATAGTCAATGGAATATAAGGAGATAAGGAAGTTCAGGGATGGAACTTCCATGGTAAAGATAAATGGCAAGATGTCAATAGTAGACGACAATCTCAACCTGTTGTTACAGCATAAGAACATTCCTGCATTGGCGGCGGACAAACTACAGAAACAATTTCCTCACATGAATATCAAATATATCGATGAGGAGACGCCTAGTATATCCATATCAAGCACAGAAGGCACGACACAGGCATTTTGTCAGTGGAACGAATCGGACGAGTTAGAAGCGATATATGAAGCTGCATTGGCCATCATCGGCATCATTGAGCTAAGCACATGCAGAGAGTCCACAGAATATTTCATGAAACACTACATAAAAACGAAAAAAAACTAATA